GAGGGCAGGGGTTGTTTTTACAGACTTGTTTTTGTTCGAGATAACAAGAACAGTATCGCCGTCGAAGTCAGCGCCAGACAAATGCTCTGCCACTCGATGATTAACACCAACCGCATCCATGTCTGGACTTGGCGGCATCAATCTTCGAGCTTCGGGATTCTTATTGTTCACCGTCAATTCTGGAATTTCGAAAGTACCACCATGAGGATGACGAATTAGAACAACTCGTTCGCCATTCCTAAAGCTAGGTGCATAGATTTCATTATCCTTCATTGATGGAACAGGAAGTAGAACTCGGTTTGCTGTCCTTGGTAGAGCAGCTGCCTTCAAGTGTACAGAAGCTGCGTCGGTTTCGTCAGCAAACTTCAAGAGCAGATCTTTACGAACAGTTGGGTTGGTCAGACCATTGAGTTCGTTGAAATCTGTAAGACGACGTTCCATCGTCAAATCCAGCTGCTGCTGAGCAAGAGTAACATCTTGCTTAGACAACACCTGAGTAGACAGATTCTTCGACCAACTATCCCAAGCACCTTCTTCGCCAGCTCCGAGTTTGGTACCGACGATGTTCATTGCTGATGTAACTTTGCCATTCTCGCCATGTACCTGGTGAATGATAGATCCAAACGGACTCTCTGGATCATCCGCTATTTCTTTCATAGCGTCTTTCTTTCTACCGGTGTTGGACTTATTCGTATTGAAGACAAGATCTACGCCTTCAGGAAGATCATCCTTGTAAACAGCCATACCTTTCAGGTAGTGTGTCCCATCAACCATGACACGAACCTGGGCATAGTTTCTACTTCCGATAGAAAGATCCTTCACACCAGGACGAACATAAATCACACCATCAAGCTTATCGCCGCCATCTTCTTTGTAGTTAATCGCGATTCGCTTTGAGTTAACTGAAATCGGAGGCTGGATCTTCAGATAGCTACGACCATGATCTTCCGAATATGCCTGGATCTGCTGAATCAGATGGCGATTTCTCTGTACATACTTGAGATCATGTTCAGGTTTCGCCAACACTTTCATGGTCGTGAACTGCCCTGTGCCGAGCTGCTGAATCTTGATGTTGAAAACGTTGTAGCCTTCCTCTTTCAACATGGCAACAGCAGTTTGAAGGCGAGTTGTTGTAACAGCAAGCTGTGCTTCGACACCTTTGCCGATGTCGACCATACTCTTCTTGTCGACTTCATCTTTAAGCATACTGGCCGTAACATGAAGAGCGTTGGCTTTGTCCTTTTCACCAGGAGCAAGATAATGTCGGACCGAGGATTCGTTGATACCCATACGAGCTGCGATTGCTGTATTCGACCAACCTCGCTCTTTATACCCTTCGATCTGGCGAATCGTACTCTGCTTCTGCTGTTGACCAGCAATGGACTTAGCAGCACGGAGTTCGGTTGTCGTGATTCCAACACCTCGAGCGATCTCGGCTTCGGACAGACCTTCTTTTCGAAGACCATCCACATACGAGAGAAAATCTCGATTACGCTGATCTTGCGTACCACCGGAACCCCAAGGATATCGACCCGACTTTCGAAGGATGCCGTAATGCGCGAGATGTTCTTCTTGTGTACGAATCACGTTTCCTCCTCCAATCGTTGATGGGTCAGAATCTTATCAAAATCACGAATCCGTCGCATGATAAACAGAATGTCTTCCGGATCAACATCAAACATGATGACCTCATTATCTTGATATATGCGCAAATCGTATTTGATATCAAGTGGATTTTTGTCGTATTCCAGACAAAAGAGTGCAGCATAAACTTCAAGCTGATGGGGTGATCCAGGATATACACCGGTTTTCAAATCGTGAATTCGAAGAGTGTTGTATCGGAAACAGATAGCATCCGCTGTCCCAAAACAATTCTCGGAGTAGTAGAGAATCTGTTCGGTAGCCATTCGATACTTGATAGCATCGTTAATGTACAAACCGATGGTTCCTACTAGATTCGAAAGCCGACCTGCTTCGATTTCTCTTTGAGCGTAGTCATGTTGCGCTGTGCCATACGCCATGGCTTGAGATGCAACCCAACGTTCAACTAATCGTTCGGGCGTGTAATTGATCCAGTGATAACTACTGGGACTGAGAAACGCGTGTTCGCCTCGGAGATGTAAATGCTTGTTGAAGTGCATTCAAGACTTCCTCTTCATTTTCAGGAAATATAAATGCAGCAAAAGACATTTCATCTAGCTTATTAATAAAATGGACTTGATTGGGATGAGCATAAAATTCACCAGCAGCTTTAACTTCTAATGAAGCCCAATACTTTTTCCAAAGAAGAATTAGATCTGGAACGCCTTGCTGATATGACGAATCATTTTTCATTACAACACAACCTGGAAACATTATCTTAAGTTTCTTGATCAGTTTAGCCTGATATTGATTCTCGGTCATGGTGCAACCCATCTACCATTAAAACGTGTCGATGAGCGATCGTTGTTCGTCGAAGTCGGAGCATGGGTAACGGTACCGGTACCGCCTCCCTGATTCATAAAACCTACAATAGAATCGCCTGCAGCACAACGTATCGTTCCGGCTACATTAAATGATCGACGCTGACCACCGCCACCACTACCAGGCTCCTGTCGCTGTACGTAAAACTCGCGTACTGTTGGGCCGATAGTTCTAACACCAACGCTTACAATTGTCATACCAGCAACCCAAGTAGCAAGCATCGTAAGATCAACCGTAATGGCATAAAGACCAGCTTTAGGTACTACAACACCACCTGGTGGCGATGTTGTACCATAACTGAAATTTGCTTCCTGGGAATCCCAACCAGTAAGAGTTGCATCAGTGCCAGTACCAAGAGAACCTGAAGTCCAACGTACAAATGACCACCATGGTCGTGTGGAAAGTTCGGCTTCAACCGCTTCGGCAAGGGCCTGTATATCCAGAGGGCTGTTTCGTCCATCACCTTTAACGGGATAGGGAAATGCATAAACAGGAGTTGCTCCTGAGCCCATTACTTGGCCCTCCTCTCAAGAATTTGAAGCCGAGCGTTGAGATCTTTCACAACATGAAGAAGAGCAACAGAAAGAAGATCGTATCGTATTCCATCGACTTCATCTTCAAAATACACGACGAGTTCAGGAACACACTGTTCTACTTCATCTGCGATCAAACCGTATGCATCTGTTTCGCTATCATCTTTGCGATCGTACTTAACTGGTCGAAGTGCGAGAACAGCATCGGGATCAATCTCGTGTGATCGAATATTCTTCTTATACTTACGAGCAGAAACATTTCGACCGAATCTGTTATTATTATCCATCCAGACGGCAAAGAATCCACCACCTGAAACAGAACGGCTGTAGGTGTTGTTACTTGGACCACGAGTATAAGGACTAATGTTTACGCCTTCATCGTCATGGTTACACTTATTTCCCACTTTGGTATCGGTTTCACTCTGAGTGTAATAACGACCATCATGGTCATGTGACGATGGTGGGAACGTAGAAGGCTTACCTGTGATCTGACCCCAAGTATGCGTATGAGTTATCGACGCATAGGTATCATCGGTAAAACTCTTATTAACTACATGCGCATCAGCAGCAGGATCTGGTACCGAGAGGTAACCAGTCATCGAATCGCCAGCTTTATGAATAAGAGTTGTCGTGTCAACAGTTGGTCCTGGAGGACCTTCTGGACCTGGCGGTCCTGTGATGTTACCAGCGTCAGTCCACTTTGTAAGACTGTTATTCGGATTGGGTCCATTATAAACCCAAAGATGTCCCGTGTCTGAAGTAATATATCCTTGACCCGCTATAGGAGCCAACAACAAAAGATCAGTCGAAGTAGGAACATCTCCAACGATAGAAACAGACTGACCTGGGGCACCTTTCGGACCTGTGGGCCCTGCTGGACCAGTTGGTCCTATGGGTCCTTCTGGACCTCCGGGATCACCAGTATCACCTTTTGGACCTGTAGCCCCGATCGGTCCAATCGGTCCAGTAGCTCCAGTAGGTCCTTGGGGTCCCGTAAGTCCTGTTGGACCAATTGCACCTGTAGCTCCAGCTGGACCTTGGTCTCCCTGGTCACCCTTAACCCCCTGTGCTCCTGTAGCGCCTGTAAGGCCGATTGGACCAGTGGCGCCTGTTGCTCCGGCAGCACCGTTAATACCTGTAACGGCAAGATGCGGCTGAAGAACTCCGGTTGAAAGATCAATTGAAATTCCAGAATTCTGGTAGACCTTCAACTGAATGACATCACCTATTGTGAAATATGCAAGTTCGGAAAGAATTGCATTGAGTTGCGCCGAACCGCCTTCAACAATAAACGTCCACGCTCCAGCAGCTATCTTTGGACTTCCGTTATAGTAAACGGCAGCTGCGACAAGTTCAGACAACCATTCATAATCAAGACCTTCAACATGAAACGCCACATGTGCATGAATGTTATACCAACCCGTTGCAGGAATTACAACCGTATTCCCTGAATGCATAGTATCTGGATCTCGATCAATAGTAGCAAGCGCAACCTGTGTCCAAACGTTGTTAGGTATACTTTGACCGGTAGTTGGACTACCTGCAATTCTACAACCCCAAACTTTGGTTATGCCACCAGGAGGACCTGTATCTCCTTGCGGACCTTCAGGTCCTTCTGGGCCTGGTTCTCCCTGAGGACCTTCGGGTCCTTCTGGGCCTTCTGGGCCCGGTACATCCGAATCTAAGCCCGGAGGACCATCAGCACCTACTGGACCCTCAGGACCAGTGTCCCCTTTCGCTCCTGTGGCTCCTGGAGGCCCTGTAGGGCCAGTGGGACCAGCTGCACCAGTTAGGCCTGTGGCTCCGGTAGCTCCGGTAGGACCTGATGGGCCTTCTGCACCCTCGTCTCCCTGAGGACCTTCTGGGCCTACGGGACCGATAGGACCTGATGGTCCTGTTGCCCCTGTATCTCCGGTATCACCTTTTGGCCCTGTAGAACCGGTCGCACCTGTTGGACCTGCATCTCCGGTATCGCCTTTCGGTCCAGTATCTCCAAGATCACCTTTTGGACCAACTGGACCCTCGGGGCCTTCAGGGCCAACTGGACCCTCGGGGCCGACCGGACCGGTAGGACCTTCTGGACCAGGTGGTCCACCTTCTGGACCTGGGTCTCCCTGAGGACCTTCTGGACCTACAGGGCCCTGTGGCCCTTGAGGACCTTGGGACCCGAGGTTATCTGATGCCAGGATCACAACATCGGGGTATTCCTGAAGAATCACGGTTGAATCGGGAGGTTCCTTGTCAAACGAGAACCGATATGTATGTGACTCAACCTTAACATCGATCTCTGGATCGGCGACAAGCACGTTAACCGATGGAGTTTGATCGAATGAGATATTCACCTTAGAAGTATCGTCTTCTGTGGTAACGTTAATGTCACCACTTTGAACAGTTACGTTGAAATGTTCATCGGGTGACATCAGCGATACACTCTACTTTACCCTGACACAGGGTTCGGGGTTGACCACCAGTAGGAATCCACTGAACGTCCCAAGCTCCGTTGAACTTTCCTTTTGTCACAGATGGATCTTCCATAAGAGCCTGTGTATCTGCTCCAGTCAACGAAAGGATGACTTCGCCTGCGTCTGCTCCAGTCAGATCGGCTGCGAATTCCGCTGTCACTGTAGCTGCTTCATCGCGACTAGGACGAATCTGCGCTGTGATCTCTCCTGCAAGATTTACCGGTTCAGGCGGAACCGAATCATCAGTGCAAATTAGCTTGAACGAAACACCATCACCCGCATATAGCGCCAGATCTAGTACTGGTGGCTGAATGCTAAGCTGCCCGGCCATTCCCCTCCTTTCGTTTTCGGGGCTTTTCGCAAAAATAAACGATATGATTTTCTCTTCCTTCTATCATGATCTACGTTCGCGACGCTATCTAATATCTATTTCGTCGTGTCTGGCGTTGGAGAAGTCGGGTATCTTTCTTGCAACTCATGGTCTACTCTTTCCACTGAATCGACCATACCAATCAGATGATTATCTGTTACAATCGCATCGGTCCAGATAGTAATCACCCACGAATAAACGCCACCAGCTGTACGACGAAGCTCAATTGATCCACGGCCAGGAATAGGATCTCGATAATTTTTCACAACATTTTTAGGCGGTATGATAGCAGTCTGCTCTTCACTACCTTTTCCAGATTCAGCCATGACGCATTCTCCTTCTCTTATGCTTCCAACGAATGTGTGTCAAATGGTAAGCGTCACATCTCACACAGAAATAAATATCACCCATTATCTGATCTTGTCGTAGTGCTGATCTTCGAGCAGCATCAGGCGTTGGGTAACGAACCTTATTGCATACTCGCTGTCGAGTCATACTTCTCCTATTCGATGACGATGAACCTCTGATAGGTTGGCCAAACGTAAGTACGGGCCATAATCGATTGAACTAGATCCTGCTCGAGAAGACCATATCTCTTCGCACACTCTAAAGAATTTGGGCTTATCTCGTGGGTCCTGTCATCCATGATCGGATCATCAATCGGCTCCTCGTAAGGATGTCGAAATTGTTGGTTGTATTTTACGGCGAACCACCTAGGACGCCAAGCCAAGTTTTCAACGCGATTATTATGACGATCTCCATCCAGATTAATCGGAGTATCAAAAGGACCAGGAACACTAGGAAGAAAAGCTCTAGCCACCAGTAGAGGGACCGATCGGTGCCTCTGGGTTCCTTCATGCATCAGCCCCACTTGTAGTAGGCCGTATTGGTTTAGATTACACTGTAAGATCCTCCCAGATCGCTCAAAACGGATTCTTCCCTGATCGCTTACGCTGTATTTCGGAAAATCCTCTATTGTTTTCCAGTGTTCGGACATAGATATTTCCCTCATTTTTTTAACTGGCCTTGGGCAAGCTGCGAGGCCTTGTGGAGTGAATTAGATATCGTGGTCTTCTACTCCCGTGTTCCGTGTGCCACTTCTTCTCGCCAAACTCTTATAGTTTTTTTCTACTTAATATCTATATACTCTTTTATAATTAGCCGCGTGCGTAAATATATGAAAGGTTTAGGAGCGAAAGTGGCACACCCCTAAAACCTATAAAAGCCCTGCAAATTCGTC